GTTGTACTATATGTGGGGTTATTTTTTTTTTATTTTATGAGGGGTGGTGTTTTTATGTCGTATGCTGATATGGGTAGTATTCCAACGCAAACTGCGGGTTCTTCGCCTATTTTGGCGTCGGATTGGAATACTTATGTGAAGACTAATTTTAATGATATTCGTGCTGGTCATATTGTTTCTACTACTGCTGGTAGGCCTTCAGTTAGTATTGCTGGTACGATGTATTATGATACGGATACTAGTAAGTTGATGATTTCTAATGGTTCTGCTTATGTTGAGTTGTTTGCTATTTTGGGTGGTACGTTTCCGTTTTATTCGCCGGTTGGTATGGTTTCGCCTTTTGCTGGTGCGGCTGCTCCTACGGGTTGGTTGTTGTGTGATGGTACTGCTTATAATGGTGGTGTTGGTCAGGTTTATGCGGCTTTGTATGGTGTTATTGCTAATACTTATGGTGGTACTGTTGCTGCTGCGTTTAATGTTCCTGATTTGCGTGGGCGCATGGTGGTTGGTAAGGGTACTCATGTTGATGTTGATGCGTTGACGGATAATGATGGTGAGGCTACGGTTTCTAATCGTCGTCCTAAGCATAAGCATACAGCCACTACTAGTACTAGTGTTTCTGATCCGGGGCATTATCATGCTACTTATTTGCAGCAGTATAATTTTTATGGTTCTTCTGGTGCAACGGCTGGTTATGATAAAAATGGTGCTCAGAGTGTTAATTCTGGCACTTCGACTACGGGCATTAGTGTTAGTGCTTCTACTACTGTTGGTGATCAAACAACGGGTACTCCTTCGGAAGCACCATCGTATCAAGTTCTTAATTACATTATTAAATACTAGGAGTTTTTATGCGTTACGAAATTATTATCCCGAATCCTTTTGAGGATGGTAAACTTATGATTCGTTTGCCACTAGATTTTGTTGGTGTTAGTCGGCCTGATGGTATTAAGTTTATTAGTATTAATGGTTTTAATGCTACATTTAATGAGCGTGGAGAGCCTTATACTCCTCCCGCATATGAGCCGGACGAATTCTAGTGTTTAATTCTAATGTGCAGCCTAAGCGTATTGTTAAAGAACAGCGTCGAGAGGCTTGGTATTGTCATTCGTGTAATCTTGAGCATCCCGCCTATTATTCTAAGTGTCCTAAGTGTGGGGATCATCGTCCCCATTAAGGAGAGGCATAGTGCCTAACTATAGTTTTAAAGATGGTATTATTGTTGATCGTAAAATGCTAGAAAAACATATGCTTCGTTTCCCTGAAAAAATGGGTTGGTTTTTATCTAAGGGTTATGTGCCTCATTATTATCAAACATTGTTTCATACTAATAATAATGATGAACAATTGACTCGTTTTAGGCACCTTGTCGCTGGTCGTCGTGGAGGTAAAACGCTTTCGGCGGCTTGGGAAGTACTATTCTACTGCTTATATCCTGAACAATTCCACAAGGATGCTCGTGGTAAAAATGATAGTAGTCCACTTTGGGTGTGGGCTACAAGTAAAGATTATAAGGTATTGCGTCCGGCACTTTTAACACTTCGTAAAGTTATTACAGAGGCAGGATTGTCTATCGGTAAAGATGTAAAAGAAAACCGTGGCGCGATGACCTTTGAATTCCCTAATGGGAGTCTTATTGAATTTAAATCGTCGGATGATCCGCAGAGCCTCCGTGGTGCAGGCTTGGATATCCTATGGATGGATGAGGCTGCTTTCATCCGTAGTGAGGAACCTTGGCAAGTGATGAGGCCTGCCCTCTCCGACAAACAAGGACTACTTATAACAACCACTACACCTGACGGTAAAAACTGGTTTTATGAAGAATTCTGGAATAAAGATGCAATGAGTGATGAGAATCAGGGGCGCGTAGAGTATCGAAGTATCGATAACCCTTACTTTCCAAAGCGAGAGTGGGAGTACACAAAGCAACGGTATCATCCACTCTTATTTGCACAAGAATACATGGCGGCCTTTGACTCTATGGCAGGCCGCGATCTAGCCGGAGACTGGCTCAAATACTACTCAGAAGACGATCTACCCCGAACACTAGACGGCACACTAGAAAAAATGCGTACCTACATCGGCGTAGACCCCGCAGTAAGCATGAGTGGACGCGGCGACAGGTTCGTACTAACCGTAATGGCAGTATCAAAAACCAATGAGGTCTTCATGATAGACCAATACGCCGCCAAAATCCCATTCTCAGACCAACTAGAGAAGATTCAAGAATACCATATCAGGTATAAACCGGATATTATTGGAATCGAATCTAATGCGTATCAGGCTGCCTTGGTGCAGCAGGCGGAAAGGCTGCCAAGTATGCCTCCTATTGTCCCTATTTTTGCTAAGGGTAAGAAGTTTGAGCGTATTATGGCTATGTCGCCTCTTTTTCGTATTGGTAAGGTTAAAATTAAGCATGAGCATAAGGATTTTATTGATGAGTGGATTAATTATGATGCTAGTGTGTCTAATCCTAGGGATGACTGTTTAGATTCGTGTGAGATTGCTCTTCGTACGGCTGGTGCGTTGCTTGGAGAGTCGTTTTTTGATGAGCCTGTGTATAATCCTAATAATTTGCCTGATTGGGTGTTGCAGGATCGTCCGGGTTTTAAGAAGGATAATGGTAAAGACGATTATGTCGATGATTTTATGGGGAGTATGTGGTGATTACTACTATTAGTTCGAATGCGGGTGATGCGGTTACTGGTGAGCGTATTTTTCCGGGTGATCCGGTTGTTGATACGGGGATTGATAATTTTGTTACGCCGTATATGAGTGAGACTTTGACTCGTTTTGTTAAGGAGGAGACTGTTGTTTGGTTGGCAGAAAAAGCAGGATATGATGTTGTTAAGCGTGATGCGGGAGATTCTGGAGACACAAAGGTCGTGGACGAATCGGATGCTGGCGTTGGAGGAGGAGCGGCTGAGGTTGGAAAGGCTAAGGTTGGAGGGCGCAAGTCCTCTTAGCGATGTTGCTATGGGTCAGTTGCGGGTGAATGAGGACGAGCAGGATGCTGATTGGGCTTTGAAGCAGGGTATTATTAGTCCTCATGAGTATAATGATTTGCTTAGTAAGGCTGGTTTAGAGCCTACTGATATTGAATTTATTGATTAAGGGGGTGTTTGGTGGAAGTAGATACTAATGGTTCTAGTGAGGTTGTGGTGGATGTTCCTACGGGGTATGCTTCCTCAGACAAACTTGTTAAAATGGTTGAGGAATTGGAGCGTAAGCGTTATTTGATGGAGCGTCAATGGAAGTTAAATTTGGCGTTTTATAAGGGTAAGCAGTACGTTTTTTATAATCGTAAGTCTCGTCGTATTGAGTCTCTTCCTACTGATGAGGGTGATAAGCCGCGTTATCGTGTGCGTCTTGTTGCTAATCAGATTTCTCCTCATTCGCATTCTTTGTTGGCGCGTTTGACTAAGACTAAGCCTACGTTTTTTGCTACTCCTGCTCAGTCGGGTTTTGAGGCTATGAAGGCTACTGAGGTTGCTGAGTCGCTTCTTGATTTTTGGTGGGATCATTTTCATCTTGCGTCTAAGCGTGAAGAGGCTATGTTGTGGGCTATTATTTGTGGTAATGGTTTTTGGAAGATTAGTTGGAATGATAAGGTTGGTTCTAGTGTTAAGTTGATGATTGATCCTGATGGTCAACCTATTGTTAATCCTATTTTGGAGCATTTCTTTAAGGTTCGTTTGGAGCAGCAGGGGCTTGAGCCTAAAGAGTTTGAGCGCGAGGTGTTTGAGGGTGAGATTCAGGTGGATGTGATGGCTCCGTTTGATGTTCTTCTTGATGATTCTGCTCAGGTTTTTGAGGATTGTAAGTATGCTATTTGTATTCATCCTATGAGTCCTGATGATATTCGTCATCGTTATGGTGTTAATTTGAAGGCTAATGCTGTTAATCGTTATCCTGATGAGACTCTTCCGGGTGCGTTTGGTATTGCTGAGTCTAAGACGGTTGATAATATTCGTGTTGTGTATTATGCGTATTTCTTGCCGGGTGGTAAGTATCCTAATGGTCGTTTTGCGGTGTTTGTGAAGAGTCCGAATATTGTGTTGTTTGAGTCGGATTGGCCTTATCCGTTTAAGAAGTTGCCTATTGTTAAATTTCCGGGTGTTCGTGTTCCGGGTCAGTTGTGGGATACTAGTGTGGTTGAGAATGCTATTCCGTTGCAGAAGGAACTTAATCGTACTCTTAGTCAGATGATTGAGTATAAGAATCTTACGTTGAAGCCGCAGATGCTTGCTCCGGTTGGTTCTTTGCGTCAGCGTATGACGGATGAGCCGGGTGCTATTTTTGAGTATAATCCTGTTGCTGGTAAAATTCCTGAGTCTATTCCTCTTCCGGGTATGCCTTCTTATGTGTTTGAGCATTTGCAGGATCTTGGTGCTCGTTTGAAGGATACGTTTGGTTTGTCTGAGGTGTTGCAGGGTGGTGTGCCGCCTAATGTTGAGGCTGGTGTTGCTATTGATCTTCTTCAGGAGGCGGCTACTGATCGTTTGGCTCCTCAGATTCTTATGATGGAGAAGTCTTTGGAGATGGCTGGTAATCTTATGTTGGAGTTGGCGCAGAAGTATTATCAGGAGCCGCGTATTGTTATGATTAGTGGTTCTGGTTCGCGGCCTAAGGTTGAGCGTTTTGAGTCGGCGGATATTATGGCTGGTGTTCAGGTTAAGGTTGAGACTGGTTCTGGGTTGCCTCGTACTCGTGCGGGTAAGCAGGCTCGTGTTATGCAAATGCTTCAGATGGGTATTATTACTCCTCAGAAGGCATATAAGTATCTTGATATGGGCGATTTTCGTAATCTTCAGGCACAGTTTGAGGCCGATGAGGAGCAGGCTATGCGTGAGCATGATAAACTTATGGATGGTCAGCCTATTAATGAGTCTGCTGCGCTTGATGCTCAGAATCAGATGATGAATATGATGATGAATCCACAGTTGGATCCTTTGACGGGGCAACAGGTTCCTCCGGATCCGCAACAGATGGGGCAACTTATGGATGCTGGTTTGTCGCCTCTTCCGTATGAGAATAAGTCTATTCATATTGATACTCATGCTTCTTATATGAAGAGTGTTGAGTTTGAGTCGTTGCCTCCTGATGTTAAGCAGAAGTTTTATAAGCATTATGAAATGACGTATAGTGCGCTTATGGAGATGAATGGTCCTCTTGCTGACGCTCCGAAGGTTAGTCTTCAGTTGCGTGGTGCTGTTGGTCCTACTACTGGTTCTAGGATTCTTAATCAGTCGGGTATTAGGGGTCTTACTCCTGAGGATATGATGGAGCCGCCGTTGGATACGGTTGTTATTGATAATAAGGATAAGCCTAATGCTACTGATTCTAATGCTCAGGGCGAACAAGGCGGTATTGATGTTATGAATAAGATGCAGCAGTCGGAGATGATGCATCAGCAAAAGTTGCGTCAAGAAGCGGAGTTGGCTGCTAGTAAAGTGAGTGTGTAATGTCTTATAAGCGTATTGGTTGGAGTGACGAGGATAAGGCTGCGGCGTATGTGTTGTGGATTACAAATGAAAAGAATATTCGTAAGACTTGTCGTGAGACTAATATTCCGCATTCTACGTTTCGTTATTGGGTTCAGGAGTGGGAAGAGAATGGCCCCCCTGATGCTGTTATTGATAAGTTACCTCAGCAGGTGTACGAGTTTGTACATCATGCTAGTAGGGTTAGGGAAACCGCGATGAAGAAGTTAGAAGAGTTGATTCCTGAGGCGGAAGTTAAGCAGTTGTCAGCAATTGCTACGGTGGTGGGTATTATGGATGATAAGATTCGTCTTGCGTCTGGGCTTGCTACTAAGCGAACTGAGACGGTGCATATGCTTCCTACTAGGGATGAGATGAAAGAACTTATGAGCGGATTGGTTGATGGTATTGTTGGTGCGGCTGAGAGTCGTGCTGATGATATTATTGATGTTGAGGTGGAGGAGCAACCGGAATTAGCCGGACTCTTAAGTGTTAAGGAGTAAGTAATGAGTGATATTGATATTGCAGGTGCTACTGAGGCTCTTGAGGCCGAACTGCCAGAATCTTATGATTTTGCTGATGCGCCTGTTGTTTCGGATGAGGTTCCAGTTGGCGACAATCCAGAAGTGGAATCGTTTACTGGTTTTGATCCGAATTCTCTTCCTGAGGATCTTCAGGCAGTATATAAGTCTATGCAGGCGGATTATACGCGGAAGACTCAGGATCTTGCGGAATTGCGTCAGTATGATGCTTTGTCGCAGATGGGAGTTAATCCTAATGAGGCTGTTGAAATGGTTTCATTCTTTCAGGAAATGCAGAACGACCCTCAGCGTGCTGCTGAGTACCTTTCGTCTTTGCAGCCCCAGTTAGAACAGGTGCCGGACAACCAGACTTTTGACGATTTTTCTTCTGATAGTAGTTACGATGGTCTTCCTCCTGAAGTTGCTAATGAGTTGTCTGCTATGCGAGATTTTCGTGAGCAGTATATGGCTGAGCAACAGCAGGCAGAGATTATGGCTAGTTTAGAAGTGGATGAGCAGCAGATTCGTGTTGCTAATCCTCATTATGGTGATGGTGATGTTGAGTCTATTTATAATCTTGCGTATTCGACTGGTGGTGATCTGAAGGCTGCGGCTGATCAGTATCATGCTATTCAACAGCGTTTACTTGGGGGTTATTTAGAATCTAAGCAGGCTCCTATGGGGGCTACGCCTGCGCCTAGTGGTGCTTCTAATGTTCCGCCTAAGCAGTTTGGGAGTCTTGATGAGGCTCATAAGGCTGCTATGGAGGCTATTCGTAACGCTTCTTAAAAAATAATTAATTTGGAGGTGTTTTAATGGCTGGTGCTACATTAACTACTGTGAATAACATTCTCAAGGAGTATTACCTTGGGCCTGTGCAGGAGCAGTTAAATAACGAGGTTCTTTTGATTCAGCGTCTTGAGGCGCGTTCTGAGGATCTGGTTGGTAAGGCGGCGTTTATTCCGCTGCATACGGGGCGTTCGTCTGGTATTGGTGCTATTGCTGAGTCGGCTATTCTGCCTTCGGCTGGTAGTCAGTCCTATGATCGTGCTGAATACGACCTGAAGTATCTGTATGGTCGCGTTCAGGTTACGGGTCCGTCGATGGCTAAAACGAAGAGTGATGCAGGTTCGTTCTTGCAGATTCTTCGTTCTGAACTTGATGGTATTCGTAATGACTTGAAGAAGGACCTTGCTCGTCAGGCGTATGGTAGTGGTGATGGTGTTATTGCTACTGCTACTGCTTCTACTGCTTCTACGAGTGTTGCTTCTACGACGACGACGCTTACTCTTGCTGATTGGGAATCGCTTCGTAAGGGCCAGATTTATGTTGGTTTAGTTGCTGATCTGGTTTCTTATTCTTCGGGTGCTCCTACGGTACTTACGTCGGCTACGGTTTCGGCTGTGTCGCTTGTTGCTGCTGCTACTTCAACGGTTACGTTGACGTATGTTTCGCAGACTGCTGCGGCTGGTTGGGCTACGGCTTCGTTGACTCGTACGGGTGTTGTTGGTTCGTTTAACCGGTTTGCTTTGGGTCAGCGTTCGATGGAGATTGATGGTCTTCAGCGAATCGTTTCGTCTGTGACTCCGACCGGTTCGGGCTTTACGACTGCTGCTGGTTCGGGTACGCTTGGTAAGATTGATGCGTATGCTAATCAGTATTGGGATAATCAGCGTACGTTTGGCGCTACGCCGGGTACGGCTGAGGCTCTTACTCTTCAGCGTGTTCAGCAGGCTATGAACCTGTCACGCACGAAGGCTGGTAATCCTACTGTTCTGCTTACGTCGCTTGGTGTTCTGCGCGAGTTTTATCGTCTGTTGACGATTACTCAGCAGTTCATTAGCAATACTGGCACGATGGACTTTCAGGCTGGTTTCCAGACGATTGCATATAATGGTATTCCTGTTGTGGGAGACATTGATGCGCCGTATGGTAAGATGTATGTTCTTGATGAGTCTACTATGAAGGTATTCTCGGATCAGGATTGGCATTTCCTTGATGCTGATGGTCAGACGCTTCGTCAGGTCCCGAACTATGATGCGTTTGAGGCTGTGCTTGCTCGTTACATGAATCTTGGTGCGTCTAATCGCGCTAAGAATGTCGTTATTAGCGATATTAATGTTAACGGTGCTGCTGATACTGGTGTATAAGTGATGGTTTGGGGGAGGGGCTTTGCCTCTCTCCCATTCTTCTATAGTGAGGAGGATGTAATGCCTAAAGGTTTAGAGAAAATTCGTAAAGATATTATTAAGGGTAAGGCTGGTATGAGTAAATCTATGTCGTATGCGCTTGCTACTAGTATTCTTAAAAAGCGTAAGGCTAGTGGTGTTAATAAGTCTAAGAAGAGTATTGAGAAGTCTGGGGCTTATAAAAAGTATGAGAAAGCAGAGCCTAAGGATAATGAGTCTAAAGAATCTGTTTCTGAGAAGGCTATGGAGTATAAAAAGGGTATGGGTATGAAATGAGTGTGACTGCTCATAATCGTTATGCTATTATTCGTTGGAAGCGTAGGCGAGGATTATGAGTGAGGCGTGGACTCGTAGTGAGGGTAAAAATCCTGATGGTGGTTTGAATGCTAAAGGTCGTGCGTCTTATTCTAAGGGTACGTTGAAGCCTCCTGTTAGTCGTAAAATGGCTGCTAAATCTCCTAAGTCTGCTGCGCGGCGTAAGTCATTTTGTGCGCGTATGAGTGGTATGAAGTCTAAGTTGACTAGTGCTAAGACTGCGAATGATCCTAATAGTCGTATTAATAAGAGTTTGAGGAAGTGGGATTGTTAGATGAGTAGTATTTGGATTCCGGGTCGTGGCGAGTATGATACTCGTGCTTATCGGGTTGATAAGGCTGTTAATGAGTATAATGAGCGCCTCTTTTTTGATAAGAATGTGGAGACTGGTGATTGGTGTGTGTTTGTTCGTATGCCTAGTCCTGAGCCTCCTGTTGCTGTTCATGGTTTTGGTAAGGATATTCCTGAGCCAGAGTTTGTTATTAAGAAGGTTTATGAGTCCGATTCTGCTCGTCATGGGGATAAGATTTTTGATCAGGTTATGAAGAGTCAAGAAAAGTTTATGGCTCATAAGAAGTATTTGGCTGATGAGGCTACTGGTGAGTCTGCTGAGCATATTGAGCATTTGATGCGTATGCATGGTAAGAGTCCTGTTATTAAAAGTTTACGTAAGAAGGGGGTGAAGTAGTGCAATTAAGTGATATGTATACTCAGATGACGTTGTATGGTTTTGATGATTTTGAAGATGCTCAGAAGTTGATGCTTTTGAATGAGTCTTATTTGGATTTGGTTACTCGTGAGCCTTGGCCTTTTTTGGAGAAGGTTGTTACGATTACTGTTCCTAGTGGGACGACGCAGATCACTAATAATGCTACTTTGACTGTTTCTGGTGCTGTGACGAATCCTAGTGCTCTTACGGATGTTGGTAGTGTTTTTAGTTTTATTGATATGACTAACTTTATTGTTATGGTTCCTGAGCGTAATGATGTTATTGAGAAGAATTATCAGATTACTAATTCTACTAGTTTGCCTCATACTTATTATTTTGTGGGGGACGAGTTATTTGTGTATCCGGCTACGTCGGGTGTTACGACTTATAGGTTGTATTATGCTCGTATTCCTAGTGATTTGACGAGTACTACTACTGAGGCTAATATTCTTCTTCCTACGCGGCATCATAGTATTATTGTGTATGGTGCGCTTGTTAAGGCGTTTCTTGTTAATGATGATCCACAGGCAGCGGTTTTTCAGAATATGTTTGAGTCTAAATATCAGCAGATGCGGAATGATTTGTGGATGAACCAGTATGATCGTACTGATCGTATGCAGGTTATGACGGATTCGTATGATTGGGGTTACTAATTTTTAAGGGGGTGGTTGCATGGCGGGTGGATTAACTTATGCTAATACGCTTGGGGCTATTGATGGTATTAATCAGTCTGGTAGTGGTGTGACGATTCCTGATACGTTTTTGCGTTGGGCGCAGGATGTGTTGTTTGATAATAATGGTATTATTAAACGTCGTGCTCCATTTGCTGTTTATCCTTTATATAGTATTAGTGGTTTGGTTAGTCAGGTTGGTAATAGTACTAGTTTTGTTACTACTGCTACTAGTGGTACTGGTAGTGTTGCTACTCTTACTTTTGTTTCACACAATTTTACTCTTGGTCAACCTATTATTGTTAGTGGTGTAACTCCTACTGGTTATAATGGTGCTTATATTGTTACTGCGGCTACTGCTACTACGATTACTTATGCTTCTTCTACTACGGGAGCACAGACGGTTGCTGGTAGTGTTGTTGCTGGTGCTGAACGCATTGTTACTACGATTTCTACTATTAATCCTATTGGTGAACGAATTATTGGTATTGTTCTTACTTCTGCTGCTAGTTCTCGTATTGTATTTTATGATGGTAATACTCGTGGTCCTTATGTGACTGTTTTGGGTTCTATTCTTCCTCAAGATACTATTTTTGATTGTAAGCAGGCTAGTACGGCTGGTATGTGGCTTAGTTTTCTTACTTCGTATGTTACTGGTGGTAGTTCTAATCCTTATTACCAGTTTTATTGGCGTGGTGGTTGTGGTGTTGAGTCTTCTTATACGGCTACTTTTGGTGTTTCTTCTGGTAATGCTACCGCTACTGGTACGTTTAATAGTTCTATTACATTTGCTACTGCACAAACTACTATTCCTAGTAAAGGTATGTTTGTTTATGCTACTATTTCTAGTGTAGATTATTATCTTGGTACCGTTGCTACTGCTGATTCTGCTGGTATTACTTTGGAAAAAAATATTATTCGGCCTGCTTTAAGCGGTTCTACACTACTTGCTAACTCGGCTACTTCTTATAGTATTCGTACTGTTAATGTGAGGCCTTATATTAAAAATCATGCTCGTGGTTTATTAACTGTTACTACTGGCGCTTCTTCTACTATTACTAGTGGTAATGCTGGTACTGATGGTGAAGGTCATTGGAAGTCTGCTGGTATTGATTCTAACTGGGCATTATATCGGGCTAGTGATGGTGCTTGGCTTGGGGATGTAGGTAGTGTAACAGATAATACTACTATTGTGGGGTCTGCTACTGCTTATCCTGCTACAAGTATTACTATGAAAGCCGACGAGTATATTGCTCGTCCTTATGGTGGTATACCTACTACTAGCCTTACTGGTCGCGCTTCAAATACTGTTGCTGGTGTTTTTAATGCTGTATATACGGGGCTTCAATGGTATGGTAATGCTGGTGATTCTATTAGTCGTAATCGTATTGTGTTTAGTAATTATTCTGATTCTGAAGCAGTAGACTTGTCGCTTAATGATAATGATAGTATTATTATTCCTAGTCTTAGTGAGATGCGTGGTTTAGCGTCTAGTTCGTCTGGGCTTCTTGTTTTTATGGCTGATAAAACATTTATTGTTCGTGGTAACTCTCGATTTAATTTTAGTCTTGAAGAGTTGTATCCCGAAGGATGCTTGTCTAGTATGAGCATTGTTGAGTATGGTGGTGGTGTTTTTTGGGCTTCTAGAACGGGTATGTTTTATTATGATGGTAGTACTGTTCGTAATCTTACAAAAGATAATCTGGGTAGTTATTATTCTCAGAGTTTAAAAGAGTTTAATGTTAATACGGATCGTATTTACGGGTTCTTTCATAAAGATTATTTGTTTATGCATTTTACTGCTTGGAAAAGTGCGTATAATCCTGTTCGGTATGAACCTATTTATGCTAGTGGTATTACTAGTACTCCTGCTATTAAAGATTATACTATTAATGATTGGGATCCAGAGTTTACTCCTAATGATTTTGCTTTAGATTCTAATACTCCTATTTACTGGTCTTATAATACTTTGTATTCTGGTGGTATTGGCGCGTCTTCTAATACTATTACTGGTAAGTGGGGGTCGGGAAGTTCTCCTGTATGGGGTTCTTCTAGTTCTCAGTTAGTGTGGGGTCCGGCCGACGTTACAGAAAGTTTTACGTTTGCTGTGTATCTTCCTACTGGGGCTATTACTTGTCTTAGTAATTTTGGTTTTCGTAATGCTATTAAAATTGATACTAATAGTGGTTTGAAGGCCCTTATGGGCGTTAATATTACGGGTAATACTTATGTGTATCCTCGTATTATTGATGTTGATAGTATTTTTTCGTCTGATCAACAATATACTTCTAGTGTTGATGCTGAGTTAATTGAGAATAATGGTATTGCTGCGACTAATTATTATAAGGGTCCAGATTTTTATATTCAAACAAAACACTATACTATGGGTGATCCGCTTCTTAAAAAGTGGTTTAAACAAATGTTTCTTAATTTGTATCTTATTGATGGTTGTTTGCGTTTGGATCTTGTTGATAATGAGGATAATGATTATATTGATATTAGTAGAAAGCGGCATAAGAATTGGGAGTTGTTTACTAGTATTTCTTATACTTGGGATGAGTTGTCTAAAACTATTCTTCCTACTAAGTTGAGTCCTAATCGTAGTACTTGGTTGAATGTTGAGAATTATAATGCTACTTGGTATTCTTTGACTAATACGTTGTTTGAGCGTCGTAAAAAGCGTTTTTCTTGGCGTAATGCTAGTATAGGTTTTAGACTGTATCAGGTTAATAATTATCGGCCTTATAAGTTTACTCTTACTGAGCGTCCTTTTAATGTTATTCTTGAGTCTTGGGATATTGGATTTAAGCCGATGCGGCAGAGTAGGGTTTAATTATGAATTATGATTTTAATTTGGATTCTGCTGGTGGTCAGCAGGATTTTAAGAATTGGGTTAGTCGTACTGTTAAGAATGAGATTAATTCGTATGCTCGTCAGGTACTTGGTGTTAGTAATACTAATGCTAGTGCTGTTTCTGCGGGTGTTTCTTCGTCTGCTGCTAGTAGTGCTAGTAATATGCTTATTCCTAGTGGTGTTATTGTGCCTTTTGCTGGTGGTCCGGGTGTTACGCCTAATCCGGGTACTCGTCAAGATGTTCCTGTTGGATGGCTTGTTTGTGATGGTAGCGCGGTTAGTCGTAATGCTTATTCTGGTTTGTTTACGATTATTGGTACTACTTATGGTGTTGGTGATGGGTCTACTACGTTTAATGTTCCCGATTTACGTGGTCGCGTTGTTGCTGGTAAAGACAATATGGGTGGTACGGCGCAAAACCGTTTGACAACAGCAGGAGGTGGTGTTGACGGCGTTACTCTTGGTGCTTCTGGCGGTGTTCAAACACATTCTCATACGGTTAACTCTCATCAACATACTTTTAGTATACGCCTATTGGAGTGGTTTGGTTCGGCGAGTAATAGCGCCGGAGCGGGTCGTGGAGCATATAGATATAGTGACGGACAATGGGCAGGGTGGTATTACACCGGAACTAGTGGAACAGGTAATGTTATGGGCTTAAACTCAGCACAGAGTGTAAGTGCATACATTAATCAAACGGATGGTGATACGACTTCTGCCTCACCCGGAACAAACAGTATTAGTAACATTTCGCCTACACTTATTATTAACTATATAATTAAAACCTGAGGAGGTATAAATGGCAACAACAGGAGCCACACCAACATACTTATTCCCATACCCAACCGGAGACGATAGTCTATCCAACGTTGCTCAAAGAATCTTCGAATTAGCAACACGAATCGAAACTACATATAGTCTCCTTGGCGTTAGTCCAGTCCTTAATGTTCTAATTCAATCTGGTAGTACTGCTGGAGGCAGCCTTACAGGAACATACCCTAACCCTACTATTGCTACTAATGCTATTAATAATGCTATGATCCAAGATAACGCTATTAATACTGCTGAAATTCAAGACGCAGCAATTACGGGCGCTAAAATTGCTTCTAGTGTTGTTCTTGCTGGTAATCCAACTACTACTACACAATTAGCATCTGATAGTAGTACTCGTATTGCTACTACTAGTTTTGTTAATACTGTTGCTGCTAACTTTGTATTAGGTGTTTTGCCTGCAAATAGTATTGTTAATAATATGATTAATACTAGTGCTGGTATTGTTTATTCTAAGTTGGATTTATCTGCTTATGCTGGTCATGTTGTTTGTACGTCGGCTACTAATCCGGCTAGTCCGTTTAGTGGTATGATGATTTGGGAGACTGATACTAGGTTTTTGAAGGTATATACTGGTATTACTTGGATTATTATTTGGCATACTGATGTGTGGTCTTTTGATGCTACTGGTGCTGTATTTCAGGGTCAAAATAGTACGGCTAATCTGCCGCGTATTACTCTGACAAATACTACTGCTGGTGCTGGTTCTAGTAATCTTCGTTTTCAGAAGAGTCGTAATGGTGGTGTGCTTGCTGATAATGATGCTATGGGTTCTATTAACTTTTTTAGTAATACTGGTTCTGCGTATGCTGCGTCTGCTCAGATTCTTGCTCTTTCTGATGGTGTTAGTGCTCTTACTAGTCTTCCTAGTGCTATTACGTTTAGTACTACTCTGAGTGGTACTACTAGTCTTGTTGAGCGTTTGCGTATTAGTAATAATGGTTTTGTTACTATTTCTAGTGGTTCATTTGGGCGTGGTGCTCCGGTTACTAAGACTGCTTCGTTTACGCTTGCCGCTAATGAGAATACTATTATTTGTAATAATGCGTCTAATGCTATTCTTACTGTAACTTTTCCTGCGGCTAGTTCTTGGACTGGTCGTGAGGTTATGATTAAGAATATTAATACTGGTAATGCTGCTAGTGTTGTGTCGGCTACTAGCAATGTTGTGCCGCTTGCTGGTTCTTCTGCGGGTACAAGTATTCTTCCGGCTGGTCAACCTGATGCGTTTGCTGTATTGGTTTCTGATGGTAGTAACTGGGTTATTACGCAAAGTAATGCTTTTAATGTTGGTCATCTTGTTGTGGCTACTGCTGCTGCTCGTCCTGCTACGCCTATTATTGGTCAGATGATTTATCAGGTTGATTCTGATGAGTTACTTAAGTATGTGACGGATCTTGATGGTACTGCGCGTTGGATGATTGCTGATCATGATTTTCGTCGTAATATGGTTATTAATGGCGCGTTTGATGTTTGGCAGCGAGGTACTACGTTTAACCCGACAAGTGCGACTAGTACAACTGGTTTAA